AACCACTGTACATCCACCCAGTACCATAATGCATCACACTAAAACCCCAAAACCAAGGGAAAACCCCTAGGAAATAGTACATTCCAAGTAATTGACCTAACTAGATAAAAGCATGATAATAACCCTGTCCACTTAGATAAAAGGCGGACAAACTTCATTAACAAAGAAAGGATAGTGACATGGGTAAATTACCACACACACCGGATAAACAGATCGAAGAGATCATGGACAATGCGCAGACTTTGCTTAACTTTTGCGGAAATACTTTTGCAAAGCCATCGGAAGCTTGGTACGCGTGCCTTGTCTCTGTGGCCATCTTGACTGCAGAATTAGACGTACCCGTTGAGGTATTTTTGGAGGGCTTTGAGCATGCGTACAAGGATGCTATGAAAGCCAAAGCTAAGACAGGGCCATCCTATGATCACTAATGCGCATGAATTCACCTCTGTGAGCAGCACAAACGGGCGTGTAACGCCGTTTAACACGGGCAAGGTACAAATAGGGCTGCTGTATCAGCCAAAGCCTCCTGAGATGACGAGTTCCGAGGAGCTTGTTCAGGCAGCTTTGATGGGATGGTCCTCGATCCATCGTCCTGTGCCTTTGTGGCCTGTGACGTTGGGGTCGGTGATTGTGGGTTTTCTAATAATTTTGACTGTGGGGTGATGTATGCATGAATTCTTGTATGAGTGTGACGAGCTTGGATTGGCGCTCAAATGCTTCTTTGAGTATGAGCCGGCGGAAGTTGGCTCTGTTGAGCCCCTGTCTGGCTTGAAGTTGGAGCCGGACTATCCGGAGGTATGGACGTTGATTTCGGTGTTCTTGCCTAACAGTAATGTGGACTTGAGCGGGGTTTTGCATCCGGATGTGATTTTTCGGATAGAGCAGGACGCACCTATTTATTTTGAAGAGATGAGGAACGTTGTATGAATGCAGAACGCGAATTAGAAATCCTGCGGCCATATGTTGCCGCTTGTGGTGAGATGGTTACCAAGAATGCGGCATTGGAAAAGCATTTGAAGGCAATAGATCGGCTGCTGCTTGAAGTGCTGATGGGTGACACCGATCCCATGCAGGCCATGATCAATCGTCAGAAGATAAAGGACGAATTCGATGAGCAACATTGAAGACTACAAACCGCAGGTGGACCGGCCTAATTGCCATAAGTGCGTGAACCATGATCCTTTGCCCATGACGCATCACATCCAGTGCTTGGAGCCCAAGGCGTTGATCTCTGGCAATGCTCGGGCAGCGCAGAAGGGTTGGTTCCATTGGCCGTGGAACTTTGACCCTATCTGGTTGGAAGAGTGCAGCAAGTATGAGGAGAAGAAGGCATGACCATACGCATAGTGACCGACAGCAATGGACGCAAGCGCATTACAACCGAGCCATTACTTCATCCACCACAGCGCCCATGGGTTGGGCTGACAAAAGATGAGGTGGAATTGTTGAGTTACATAGCCGAGGGCAATACATGGGTAGCGATTGAACGGGCAGAGGCCAAGCTCAAGGAGAAGAACACATGAGTTATATCGTTGCATCCCTGCCGCCCCTGAAGTGTTTTGTAAAACGTGAGTTTCTGTACAACGATCACAAAGGCCATGGGGAGCTTGAGCCGGCAGTGTGGGTTAGTTTGAAGGCGCTGCGTGGTCAGGTATTCAGGATTGAATCCCTGCTGCCGCACTACGGGGCGCTGTACGACAAGCTGCCGATCCATGCATATGTGTGGCACGCGGACCACGGTAATTTGTCAATAGATACTTTACAACTGTGGGATTGCATGGGCTATCAATTTACGGTGATTGAAAAGATCGGTCTGCGTAATCTTGGCGTGAAGTTCCTTGGCAAAGACAAGGAATGGCATTTCGGGCGTTACCTGTTCACTGTGGACTTCTGTGCTGATGGTATGGACTTGGACACGGGTTTTACAGAGCAGGCCGAGGAGCACAAAAGCTTTAACTTCATGGCCTTGGACAACGGGCAGTTTGCCTGTCAGCCCAACAACCGGTGCCTCTGGTATGACCAGAGTCTTGTTCCTGCTGATACGAAGTTTCCTGACTTCCAAGCAGCGCAGAGGTTGTGGACAGTGGACGGCACACGCAAGTGGTCCGCGGGCGACGATTGGTTTTACAACATTGAGGAGAAGAAATGATGGAGCTATACCGATTAGAAAGATGGATTGAACGGGTGGTGTGGAAAAACCTAGCAATTGAAACGTTTGAGCAGCGCGGTGATTGCCGCCTTGTTTATTACGCTTTGTTTAGATGCAGAGAACTATATGGAGACACAAATGACTAACGAAGACAGATTGGACCAACTTGCGATGGAGGCCATGGCGGCGGCAATTGTGAGTGGTGGCATACGTAACGCATACACCATAGCACTGGATTCTTATATCCTTGCCACCGAGATGCTCAAAAGAAGGCAATTGATCCTTGAAGCGCGGGTCATAGGCAAGTCGTCTCAATTCATTGACGAGCTTGAGCTTACTGTGCGGACAAGCAACTGTTTAAAAGAGGCAAAAATCCACACGGTAGGCCAGTTGGAGCAGTGGACTAGGGATGAACTTCTGAGGTTGCCCAATTTAGGCAGGAAGAGCTTGAAAGAAGTTGAAGAGCAACTGGAAAAGATGGGCCTGAAGTTGAGGGTTTCAACATTAAAGGAACTGGTATGACTGATTGGACACGAGAAGAGGACGAAGCTTTTAACGATGTGGAAAAGCACAGCAACCTTGGCAAGCAGATCTTGAAGGATATTGAAGGTCAGCCGTACCACTACGATCTTTATGTTTCTCCGATGCAGCGCAACGTGGTCCTTGAAGAGGTAGCCAAGGAGATTGAGAAGATGAAGGCTTTCGGGCCGGATACGATAGGCAGTTTCACCGTACACATAAGGAATATGAAAACGTGAGCTTTACCAGTCATCACTTGCAGCTTGGTAGCAAGCAGCATGTCCATCAATTACAACTTTGTAATAAATGCGAAGAGAAACGGCCACCGGAAGGTGGAATACAAATGAGTGCAGCAAAGTGGATTTGCGCTTGCTGTTGGACCAAAAGAGTAACGACAAGGAATTTAATAGAACATGCCAAGACCAAAACCACCCGAGCCACTGATCGGAAGACAAGTGAGGATGTCTGATAGACAGTGGATGATTCTGAACCAATTAGGCGGCGCGGAATGGCTGCGCAACCTGTTAGATAAGAAGGCCCCGATGCCTAAGAAATATTATGAAGTCTTTAACAATTCAAAAGAAGCTGCAGTCCCAAGAGCCCCCAAAACCTTTGAGTCAAGAACAACTGATGGCGTGGTGGCCATTCACAAGACTTGACCCAAAGTTATTTCCTAAACCAACCCAACGCGATTTATCGCAATATGAAGAAAGTCTAATATGAAAGCCACTAAACGTAAAAACACAAGAACCGCAAAAGCCCGCTCATTTATGCAGAGTAATCCTGCTGCAGCACCAAATGAGGTAGCAGCGCGGTTTGATCTGACTAAGCAATCCATTTATGTTTTGCGCAACACAATGAAGAAGAAAGGCTTTGTGTTCCCCAAGAGGTCTGAGCAGTTGGCCACACTTGCTCCTGCACAGCAGAGCGCTGCCGGCAGCGCACCACTGGAGATTGAAATGTTTGACTTCCCTGATGAGGTGGATGCAACCCTTGACGCTCGGGCCGTGGAGTACGGCAAGTTCATCGAGGGCGCGGAGGTCATGCAGATGTTGAAACGTGTTGTACAGGCCGCCTTGAACAACCGTGACAAGGTCCTCGCGCACGATCAGGCTGAGGCCTTGGACATGATCATCCACAAGATTGGCCGCATTGTGAACGGCAATCCTGATGTAGTTGACCACTGGCTAGATATCGCCGGCTACGCCAAGTTGGTAGCAGACCGCCTTGAAGGGCGCGTCCGCTGATTATTTGGCTTCACCCCAGCTCGGTCCGACTTCCACATCGCACCGACTGGGGACTTGCATATTCACGCACGTTGCCATAATTTCTGCTGCACGCTGCGCTTCTTCCTTTGTCTTGACGCTTAATGCCAGTTCATCGTGAACCTGCAGCATGGGCATGATCCCCTCCCGAGCTAACGCAACCATTGCTGCCTTTGTCTGGTCGGCGGCTGACCCTTGGATGAGACGGTTCAAACCCTTGTAGGTCCCTGCACGCTTGATCCGTTGGCCGTATTCCATGACGGCTTGCTCACGTGGGAGAGCTTTGTTCACGCCCCACTCCATCGGCTCCCAAAGTGGGAACCGGCACTTGCGTCCGAGAAGGGTGCGGATCGATCCGCCTGATGCGGGATGCTCGATTCGTTTCATCACGGCGTTCACCGTGCCTTTGAGGAACGGGACATTCCTGTGGAATTGATCGATAAGCTCTGACGCTTCATCAAGGTTCAGGTCCAGTTGTGCGGACAGTTTGTTCTTGCCCATGCCGTACATCAAGCCCAGACCAATGGTCTTGGCAGCTTTACGTTTGATGCCGGCCATGTCAGCAACCATCTGGTGGAAATCGGTGTTGGGATCGTTCTGATAGGCGTCCACCATCTTGTCGGCTCCGGGTAAATCAAGGAGCGAAGCGTAGTGGACTAAGAGGCGCGGCTCCTGTGAGGAGAAGTCGTTTGATGCCCACATCTCGCCCTCTTCGGGAAGGAACAGGCTGCGCACCATGGGGCCGATGATCTCGTGGCGGGCAGGGACTTGCTGCAAATTTGGATTGGCCATGGACAGACGTCCTGTAACAGTGCCGCCATCGTCTGAGCGCATCTGGTTGACGTGGGGATGGATACGTCCTGTCTTGGCGCTGAAGTTAAGGTACGGCTGCAGAAAGGTGCTGTGCGTTTTGTTGGTCTCGCGCGCCTCCACAATCATCTTGGCAATTGGGTGCTCACAGCCATCCAAGAAACCTTTTGTAAAGCTTGGTTGGCCGTTCTCGGTCTTTGCGTAAGGTAGGTGAAGCTTGTCAAAGGCTAAGGCGATGCTTTGTGCGGCCCAGATATCGACGTTGGATCCGATAAGTGACTTGAGGTCCTTGTGAATTTGTTTCTCGCGGGCAATTAGTTGGTCGATTAGCTGCTCACATTTGCTGCGGTCAAAGCGAATGCCGCGGCTTGTCATGTTGTGCAGGACGGGGAAGGCTTCTGTTTCAAGGTTGAAGATGGATTCCACTTCATCCTGACGCATGCGGATCTTGAATGCTTGCCAAAGTTTCAGTGTGAGCGCTGCATCCTGCTCAGCGTACTCTCCCACATACATGGCGGGTAGTTTCCAAAGTTCTTTTTTTGGATGAACTCCGAAGTCCGCAGCGGCTTGTTTGAGCCCTTGCTCTGACTTGACTTCTTGTAGGTAGTCGAATCCCAACGAGTTGAGAGCATAGCTGAAGCGGTTTTCGTCAAGAATTGGGGCAGCGAGCATGGTATCAACGATCCGTCCGTTGACCTTAAAACCACTTGCTTGTAGCCACCCCAAGTCATAGGCGGCGTTATGCATAACCTTATCGGAAGGGTAAGCCAGTACGTCCGTGAGCCATCTTTCCACTCTTCGTCTGTCCAGATTTCCACCACCCTGATGCGCCACCGGAAAATATCCAGACCATCCATCGACGGCAATGGCGTAGCCGACAACGAAACCGTCGTTCCGAGGCCATCCCGGGCCCATGGATTCCAAATTGGGGTCGCAAGTTTCGAGATCAATTGCTATTTCTTTCGCTGTAGACAGGTTGGGGAACACTTCCGGAGCTACCCACTCAGTGGTTGTAGGGAAAAGTGGGATTGTCTTTTTCATATTTTGAAGCCTTTTTCTATATGTTTTGGCAGCACAAGGTGAAGTGTTTGTTTTGCGCGGGTTATTCCCACATAAAAGAGCCGGTGAACGTTGTCCCCGTTGCTTGCATATTCCTTAGCAAACCTAGGCGAGAGGTCCATGAGCAGCAGCACATTGTCCGCCTCCCCACCCTTGGCTCCGTGAATCGTGGACAGTTTAATCCGGCCCATGGTTGAAAGCTTGGTGCCGCGTCTGAGGACCGCGGTCAGGTAAAAACGCTTATCTTCGGTAATGCGGGACAAGGCTTCGTGCCAGATTGCATCGGTCTGAAGACCAAAGCTTTTCTGCAGGTCCTTGATGCTGTATTCAAGAAGCGCTTCGCCTTTGAAAGTGCGGTAGCCCTTGGTTATGTATTCAGCGCCAATGTACTTGTAGACGTTTCTGATCTCATCGCCATACAGGAACTCCCCTTTGCGCAGCCTTTCCCATGCCTGTACGGCTTTTAAAAGAGTCAGGCTAAGGCTTGGTACACCTGAACGCTCAAAAAGGATTCCAGAGGCTCTGAGCCATTCATGGATAGGGTTCAAAAGATAGTTGGTGCTGCCCATGATGAGCCATTGGCCGTCATCAATTGGCACATCTTCAAACCGGTAGTAGGTTTTGACTGCGCCCTCGTAGTCGCGGGGCTTCCATTCCTTTTCTTGGCGCTCTTTGATTTGCTCCACAACCTTGTTGGCAAGCTTGTGAACTATTGATGGGACGCGGTAGGACTGATCGAGGACTGTGATCTGACCCTCAAATGACAAGAAGCTCTTGACATCTGCCCCTGCCCAAGTGAACACTGCCTGATCGTCGTCGCCGGCGAGGAATACCCGTTTGGATTTTTTAGCGAGGGATTCGACAAGCTGCCATTGCAAGCGGGACAAATCCTGTGCTTCGTCAACAATCAGCACTTCAAGGGACGGAAGGCGCTCGGGCTGCACCACAATCATCTCCAGCAGGTCTGTGAAGTCAAGTAGTTCTTTACTACGTTTGTAGTGACGGTAAGAACGCTCCACAAATTCAAAGTGATGCCATTCGATGTCGAGGCCGCACTGGTTGTAGTGCTCCCGCAGATCTACGCCGCGGATGCGGGCTAGGTTGATCTCGTTCAGGATGGGGTTGTCGGCCTTGGCCATGTCCACATCATCTTCTTGGACCACGTTCATTTGAATGCCGGCCTCCGCTGCAAACTCGCGGTAATCTGCGGGCTTCATCATGAAGTCAACCTTAACGGCTAGGCAGTGAAAAGCCAAGCTATGCAGGGTTCGAAAATAGGGGAAGTCAGTCCTAGCATTCAATGCAGGGAACTTCGCAATCGCTCGGTCCTTGGCCTCTGTTGCTGCTTTCTTGGTGAACGAGAAATAGCCGATCTGCATTGAAGACAGATCAGATGCCAACTCGCGGTCAACAACATTCAGAAGGTATGTCGTTTTACCGGAGCCGGGCGGGCCAAAGACTTTGCGGATATCAGTCATAGTCCTCGTCCCAAAGATCGTCGGGCCAGACAAGGATAGGTGTGTCGGGGCCCATGTAAGCGCCCTCGATGTTGAACTCAATGTATTCACGAGCTTCATCAGCTTCCATGTTGTCGCGTTCCATCAGCGTTGTGCGAATAGCTTCGGCGTCGTATACCAAAACACTGGTGCGAATTCCACCACCTTTTTTATCCATGCCCCAGATCAATGCAGGGCCAAGAATGGCATCGTCGTGTCCATCAATTTTTAACATCAGAATGGGCTCCCTATGGTGCGTTTGGTTTGTGACTCGAACGGTGCGTCCTGTTTCTGGAAGCGCGGAATACGCCAACAGCGCACAGTACGGCCTTTGAGGAAAAGCGGAATGGGCTCTCCACCCATGTCGCGAAGGCGCTGAGCCATCTTGGGGGCAGTGAGGCCAATGAAGTTGTTGCGCTTCAAGTGTGCTTCAAGGTCCTTGATTCGGAAGTAGGTTTTCGCTTCATCAACATCCGTCCATGGGCGGCCCATGAGCATCTCTTCGCGGTCCATTGCTTCTTGCATGTGGGTTGTGAATTCTTCAAGCAGATCCATGAAGCGGCCAGTGACGCTTGTGTCCTCTGGAGCCTCGGTGATTTGCTCTGTCTCCACCATCTCTTTGAGAAGGGCGTTAAGCATCTGTTCCCAGTCTTGCTTGCGCAAGGTGGGCGGCAGCACGTTAAGCTTTTCTAGGCAGGACTTTTGGAAAGCCACTTGCGTGAACAGACTCTCGGTATCCAGTTCTACGCGGCGGCCATTGACATCAAGGAACCACAGGGGAGGCTCACTGGCGTACTTGGACAGCGATGCTATCTGAGGCGCATCAGGACCGTTTGTTCCGATGCCGAATTTGCGCGTGCGACAGAGGCCGGAGTTGCAGAAACTATTGAGCGGCGCGTCCTTGCACTTGTAGAGATATTCTTTCTTGCCAACTTGCTTGACAAGGATTTGGACTTCGTTGTTTGGAAGTGGTGGGGATACATACTTGAAGTTGTACTCGACCATTTTGTCTTCCCACGCTGCGGGGTATGCGCGCTTAAGAAAGACTCCAATGTTGAAAAGTCCATTATTACGGGTGCCCTCGGGAAAGCCTTGGGCGCACAGAGCTTGTAGGCAAGGCGGACCATCTTTGACGGGACTCTCCGCTTGTTTCGGCGGCTCTGGAAAAGTAAACGGCAAGTCTTGGACGGCCGCTTCATAGAGTTCATAGAACTCTTCAAGCGTGGCTGCGGACCCGTCGGCATTGAATGCATACCGCGTGCCGTTGTCGCCCCCGAAGTACGGTAGGTTGAGAAAGTTTCCGGTGTCGCCTCGCTCAACCAAGATCTCTGATTGCTTAGGAAAAATCTCACGGCCCGCTTCACCGAGGAGAGCTGCCGCATTTTTGAGATATTCTTGGAATTCCCGAGCCGGAGCCGGCTCCCTAGAAAATAAGAAGACATGTGCTCCTCCTGATTTGCTACGGCAGACAACCATTGGCAGCTTTAGCTGCGCAAC